ACGTTGTGTGCAATTGTGCTAACCAAAGTTTATATCATAATGGTACGAGCAGTAAACATTTCCCTCTAATTTTTGCCTATTACAGTTACTTTTACCGCACAACTGTACTTCTTCAAGTTCTGTATCTGTTTGCATTGTTTCATTCACTCCTTCAATTGGGTGTTTGTCTAAATCTTGGGTCACACAACAATGTATAACATTAATAAAGGGTTCTGTACTCTAAATTAACATTATGTTCTTTTGCGTATTTCTCTGCATACTTCATTCCGTTACTCATTCCAAAGTCAATATAAAATACTTGAAGGTCTGCAACTTCTTTCCACGCAAGCCCTGCATTAATTCCCCACATTCGTTCTTCTTCTATTAAGTCATCTAACACACCCTCTTGAGTGTATAATAAATGGCTTGCTATTGGTGCTTCCCCACGTTTCAGACTATCTTTTAAACATTCTCTAGCGTATTTTATATTTCGTTCCACTTCCCCAGCGTATGGGCTTTCTAGTATTACTCTTTTCATTTAACTTTTGTTTTAATTAATCCTTTACTAATGTTATACTATACCGTTAGCTGCAATATGGGCTAACATTCTACATCTAATCAAAGTTAGTGTGTAATTGCCGTATTTATTTTTTTCCTCCCCTCTTTCGGTTTTTCAAACCGATTTGTATTAAGTCTCGTACTTCACGGTTAAAGTTTCCTTCGTTGTGCTTGTCTGCACTTTTTTGTACCTCAGCTTTTAAGCTTGGCTTAATACGTATCATTTGCGGCTCTTGTAGCTCTTTTACTGGCTCACTATGCGCTTTTATTATATCTCCCATTAGTGGGTTTATGTTATCTGTTTTCATAGTTTTATCTTATTACTTTGTATCCATCATTTTTTAAAATCACCTCAGCATTCTTAAAGTAAAATCCTATATGGTGGTCTTGGTTAATACTGCCGTCAGAATTGTAATACTTTATCAATCCAGTTGGCAGTATTTTTGCAATAGGTCTAGTCTCCAAATCTTTCAAGCCATGCTTCATTTTCATCGTCTTTATTTTTGAACGTAAACAACTCATTAACTACAGTCCATCCACAACTTCTATAAAGTTGAACTTTATCTTCTGCCACTTTAATTGTCTCTGTGTCTCTTTTTAATTCTACGTTTTTCATATCTTTATCGTTTTTGTATATACAAATATAACTATTTATTTCGTATATACAATAGCAATACTAAAATAAATGTAATTTTTTCAAAATCATTTTGCCATCACACAAAAAAATAAATACTAGTGCAGTGTTTCAAAAGTTGTTAGGTGGGTTCAATCGCCCATACAGTCAGCTAACAACAAATATATGTCAGCTTGCCGCAGGCGCAACACAAGCCGCCACATATTCACACCGTTCTAAGTAATTGTGCTATTTTAAGTCTTTGCCACAGAAGCCACAGTACTCTAAATTATTATTTGCACCAGTTCTAATGTTTGGGAATTTACACTCGCACAACTCCGTAGAACAACGTATATCCTCAATAGCTTTTTTCAGCTCATCTACAAAGTCTATTATCTCTTTTTCTTGTTTTTTATTTAGGTCTGTCCTATTCATGTAATAAACCTCCATTAAGTCTAATACCTCTAATTTATCTTCTTTTGTCATTTTTGTTGTTTTTAAGTTAATTTCTCCGCTAAAGAGGTTATACGAATCCGTTATGGCGAATTAAAGCTCAACTATCAATCGAACATATATCCAACCATCTTTATATCTTGCGTGTTTAAATCCCTCTGCTTCTTTTAAGGCTACCGTTTCGTCAAATGGAGTATCCCATCTGCTTCTTTGCCCTTTTTCAAATCGTGCCATGTGTTGCCACTTTTTACCATCTTTGCTTGCTTCTATTATGTAGTACATATCAATGAATTAACTCGCCATAACAAAGTGTAAAATTAAAAGTGCAATATGACGTTTTACGCATTTAATCAAGTTTAGTGGTTTGCGATTCAAATCTTACACAAACCGTTATCTACAATTTACCCTTACAATAGGCTATCAATGCAGTTTCAAGCAAGTTATTAAAGCTTCTGTTTTCTTTTTTAGCGACTGCCTTAGAATCTTTTAAAATATTTTTTTCGATTCTTGCGGATATAGGTTGTTTTTGTGTTTTATTTACCATATTAATAAATGACTTTTGTTATCAATTACATTCATTTTTTCGTCTTGGTTTTCTTTATTGTACAAATAATCTCTACTTTCTTTATTTGTCATTTCTTCAGAACCAATAACAGTATATTTATCATTAGTAAATAATTCTTGTCTAATTTCTCTAATTGTTAATGTAGTTTTCATAATTTATATATTTACTTGTTTTGTATATACAAATATAATACAATTTATTTAATTATAGCCTATTTACACAAAAAATATTTTAAAAGATTCTGAAACGGGTAAAAAGTAGATAACAGCACATATAATTTATTTGCAATCATCAGAACGTGCTAGGCAAACAAATCATATCTGCATCACGTTACAAAAACACACTCTTAATGACACTTTCTATCCCTTTAAAACTCTCTAAAACAAAACTTTGCCTACTAGATTTAAAGTTTCATTTTAACGTTAAAAGCAGTATGTCCACCTATGACAACTCCTACTCCGATAGCTTCTTTTTTTCCGCCCTGCATATATCCCATAGCGTAACTTTTACTATCAATACCACAACCTACAGCCATTCCAAATATTGCTCTTGTTTTTCCGAATAACCATTCTACATAAAAATCTGTATGGTAATGACCCGACACAGTAGACACCATATCTCTTTTAGCTGCCATTCTAGGTTTACCGCTTTTATCTCCATGAACATAACGCACACCATCGTAATAAACATCTGTAACAAATCTCCAATTAGGAGTGTTTAAAACTTCACTAAAACTCTTTATCCATTGTGAAGGTATATTGCTTGTTTGTGCTTTTCTTATGATTATTCTATCATGGTTTCCAAGTGTTACATCAGCATCAGGAAATGCTTTATACCACTTTTTTAATTTATCTATTGCTTTTTTCAGTTCGTATTTCCCACCCATTCCATCGCTATCAGTTTCGTGATAAGAACTGTAATGATTATCTATGATATCACCTATAAACACTACTTTGTTGCAATTATGTTCAGCGTATATTTTTTTACAAAAATCTAAATATCCATCTAAGCAGAAAGGTTCGTGCAAGTCTCCTATTACTAGTATTCTACTTTCTTTTTTGGTTATTTTTTTATACGCTTTTAGTACATTGTCTTTTAATCGAGGTCTAAAGTCTTTTTTCTTACTCATAGTTTTTAATATAAAATGATTGTTTTTTTGTTCTGCAATTAAATTCTTGGTAAAATTGATTTTCGCTAGGCTTAGTTAAAAACCGAAAGCAAGTGTTTTTGAAGTTGCAATTTGTATTATCGCAAAGCGTGAAGTCTGACATAGTTTATTAATTTACTGCAATTTATACAAAAATAAGTTTATAATGATTCTAAATTGGGCTATATTTTTATAGGTTATCGCTCAAAACAGATTTTCGAACACTAATTGATTAACATAATCGCTATCTTCATTTAATGTATCTAGTTGTTGTTCTGTCATTTCTTTGCCTTTATATTCAGCGTATGATATAAAAGCATCGCAAAAATCAGGATAGTCTTTAGTGTCTATTCCGTCAACTTCTACGTTTGTAATGTGTTTGTATTCCATGTTATAGGTTTTTTATTTCAAACTCAATAAATTCTTCTCCTTTTTTAACATCCACTTTCTCAACTATTCCACGATATATCCATTTATCGTCAAAGTTGTATTTCTTTTGTAGTATATCTTGAAATGGCTTTATAGGGTTATCCCAATCAGAGGCTTTGCTACTGAATCCAAAAGTAAGTTTTAACTCTAGCCTACCTTGTGGAACTTTTAAAGGCTCTAAGATACTTAAAAGTAGTTTCTCGTAGTCTTTATATTCTTTTGTTTTGAACCTACGACCACGCCAAACTTTATTTACTGAAAGAGGTTTTATTTTTACTTTCATTTGTCAATTGACTTTAATAACAATTCACCAGTCTTTGGGTCTAGTTTCTTTATCCTACGATAAATGTAAATGCTTTGCTTTTTCGCTGAACTCTTTTGCTGTTTTGTGAAGTCTTTGCCTAAATCCCTTATCTCGCCATCAAGCATAAGCATTTCGTCTACTTGTTCACGAATAGATATATCTTTTGATGTAATAGCTTTTAGTTTGCTTTCTAGTAGTTGCATAATTAAAATTGTTTTTCGATTTCTTCTCTTACTTGTTCTTTGTCAAAATGAAAATACTTCTCAATAGCGTTTAAGGTTGCGTTGTATAACTCACTAAATTCTAACTCAGTCATTTTTGTAAACGATATACTTTTAGCTTCTGTTCTTGTTTGTCCGTTAAATGTAGTGTGTTGCGTATAGTAACCACTTGCTATTGCTAAATCCTTTCTTAAATGGTCTGAATTAGTGTATTGTTCTTGGTTTCTAAATACTAAATTAATCAAAGCGAAATACTTTCTATGAAACTTTAAATTTCTCGGCTGTGTTACTTTACATTTTACAACTTTCAAAGGTTTGATTTTCTTTATTTTGTCGTAATCTTCTGCAACCACCTTAAAAGTATTGTCGAATTGTTTAACTAAATAAAGTTCCATTTTGTTTGCGTTTTAAATCTTGATGGTCTTTTAGCTTTTGTTTAGCTTTGTAGTACTCTTTTAAGTACTTCTTATTTGTTTCGTCATTCTCAAATAGTTCTTTGTCGTTTGGTTCGCAACTCCAATCTTTTATAAGATGTTTATTGTCTTTATAAATAAGTTCGTGATAGTGTTCTTGCGTCATTGGTTCGGTAACAACAAAAAACACCATTTCTCTACTATCTCTACCTATCCCCATTATACTAATCTTTCAAGTTCTTTGCGCTCATCGTCTGACATTCTAAAAGTGTTTAAAACAACCTTTATTTGCTCTTTAGTACCTTTCTTAGTTGCTTCAAACTGAACTTTAGTAAGCGATTTTTTTCGGTCTTGTGTTGGTTTTTGTGATGCTGTATTTCCATCGTCATCATCAGCTTTTAAACCCAGTAAACTTTCTAATGTATATCGTCTAAAATAAGTAATTGCGCTACCTAGTTTTTGAGGGTCGGTAATTAATGGTAAAGTAATGCTGCTTTCAACTAAAGTACCAGTATCAATATCTATGATTTGAGATGATACTTTGTTATCTTCAATCGGTTGCAATAAAAGTAAATCATTGTCGTTTAGAACGTCTGTAATAGCTTCTATAAGACCATTTAAAGATAAGTAGTTGCTTTTAAAGAATGGGTTTTTACTATCCTTAGAAAGTTTACCTATTTCTTTTTTTGCTTTGAATAGTTTTTTGTGTACTTCTTTCATTTGTTTTTTAGTTTTATAACCCCTAAATTAATAGGGGTTTGTTTATTGCAATTTAATACTAAATTCGTTTAGAATCATTCTAAATAACTAACTATCTAAGATAGTTGTTCCATTACCTCGTGCTTCTTATATAAGACCCTTCTTCCTATTTTATAGCTTTTTAAATTGCCTTCTTTTGTTCTTCTCCATAAAGTAGGAAGTGATATGTGTAATATATTGCAAATATCGTTTCTTGTTAAGAATATTATTTCTGAATCCATGCTTGTTTTGTTTTTTTGTTTATTTCATTTTTTATTATTTTAAAAAGGTAGTCCCGAGTCATTATCACTAGTAATTGGTGCGCTCGTTGTTTCGAAACTATTTGCTGTTGCTTCTGCTTTCTCAATGCGCCACCCTACCAAGCTGTTAAAGTACTTATCTTCTCCTTTGTCATTTGTCCACATTTTACCTCGTAGATTAATAGATACGGTTACTTTGTCTCCTACGTTGTGAGTGTCTAATAAATCAACTTTGTCTTGATGTAGTTCTAGCATTATATCTTGCGGATATTTGTCATCTTCTGTGGTTACAACTAATTCACGTTTTCTAAATCCGTTACTCCCAAAAGTTTGAGTTTCTCCTTTTACTTTGATGTTTCCTGTTACTTGCATTTGTTTACTTGTTTAAATTAATTCTTAAAAATGATTCTAAATTTTTACATTGTCTAGCTAACTCAAATAAATTCTGTTTAGTTGCTATGTATTCTTCTATTCCTCTACTTACTATATGTTCTGAGTACCCTGTTATCTTAGCTATATTCTTTAAACTGTTCTCGTTTTCCGTCAAAAGATAATAAGCACTTGTGTACATTCTTTTTTCAAAATCTTCCTTTGTTGGTTTCATAATCATTCGTTTAAAACTTTATTTATTATACCCTCTACTCTTTTAGGGTTCTTCCTGTACGCAACTATCATGTTTTGAAGTATTGCCATTTCTGAAAAAGGTCTATCTATTATGTGTTTAATAAATTCTATTTGATTACTAACTATTTGGTCTAAAAATTCACTCTCAACACTATCAACTAAATCAAATTCTTTTTGCTCTGCTTTTATTAGCTCTTTGTTAAGATTGTTTAATTGGTATTTTAATTTTCCTTTATAGTAGTTAGTGTGTTTTATTTCCTCGTTAAAGTGATTCGCTACAAAGTTAGAAATAATAGAAGCGAGTATCTTACTTGTATTGCTGTTAACCATTATAAATCAATTTAAACCGTCCTAAGTAATCAACCACATCAAAGTAACACTTATCTTCAATCTTTAAATTAAAGCAGTTTACCATACGTCTATATAAATCTCTTGAACTAATATAGCGTGTTGTTGGACTTGCGCAAACTTTAAAGCTGCTTTCATCGGGGTCGTTGTCTTTGCGTATGATTACTCTTTTTTCTTTGTAGTTAAAAGTAAGCATTAAGAAGTCGTTTTTGTTAATTCCTATTTTTTCAGCTGCTTGTTTGTTGATGTAAAACATGCACCCTCCACTCATTGTGATTCTCGGTTTTGTCATAATTTTGTTTTTTAGTTTATACAAATATAGTTTTTATATCGTTTAGAATCATTCTAAATTACTTAATTGATTTAGTAGATTATATAGTACCGTGTAAATTGGTAAATAAGGGCATCTTCTATCATGTTTATTTGTTTTTTGCCGTGGTAAAGGTTTGCTTATAACTAGTTAGCTACAATAAGTTAACTTCTCGTTTCACCATATTCAAGTACATTATTGGTTCTCTAAAACCTTGCTTACTCGCAAAATCTATCATTTCATTAATACAAATTAATGCACATTGTTTAGCTTCTTGTTTATAATAGTCTGGACTTAACTCTAACGTAAATTTTTGAATTAATTCCCTTGCTTTTTCTTTTGGTGTCATATTTTAAATTTTAGTTTATTAATACGCTTACAGTAGCTTACAGTAGCTAACAACGTATAAAAAACATTAAAACGATTTTTTATATGCATCCGTTACCAGCAAATAAAAAGGGCGACTTACTCGGGCGGCGCACTGTTGCGCTCAATACTTGCTTTTACTATTCTATACTCGCTTGTTTCGTGTTCCTTTAGTTTTTTTCTGCTAAAAGTTGTATAAAGGTTATCAATCGGTATTTTAAGAGCGTTAGACAAGCTTTTAACGCTTCCGAATACTCTAACATTATTTGTGTTTTTATTTATGTGTACGTATGCCATTTAACTAAAATTAGGATTTCTTATACTTCCTTTTTGATTTCCAATCACATCACCTTTATCATTATAAATCAAACGCCATTGTATTGTTCCATCTTTTCTATATTTTGTAGCGTGGTTTATCCTTATAAAAGTGTTTCCATTTGTTCCAATTCTTCTGTCAAACAAATGTTCCTCTTTTTTATCTAAAAATCGTTTAGTGCATTCATACATTAAACTTCCGTCTTTTCTATATTCTTTTACTTCTTGTACGTTCATCTTATTGGGTTTAAAAGACCTTAACTAATAAGGTCTTTTTTTATTGATTTACATATTCTGCAAGTGTATTCTTTTTCAGCTTTTACTTTTATCTTGTCTTGTGCTTCTTTAATTTTTTCAGGAGTGTTCTCGTAAACAAATTCTTTTAAGTTTCTTTTTGAGCTACATCCACAAGTTTCGCAATAAACTGTTACTTTGCTTTTTAATTGTCCTATTGGTCTTTGAGTTGTCATATTTTCTAGTTGTTTAATTATTACACTACAAATATAAGTAACATATATGTAACTACCAAATAAAAATACAAAATAATTTAAAATAATTGTAAATATTTGCCTTTCTACGGCAGGCACGCCCTTTTTATCAGCAGGTAACAACGTATATAAAAAAGCGGGGTTGTTGTGCCTTGTCAATAGCAAGTTAATCAATCGAGTTGTACACCTCAAATCAAAAACCGTTAGCCAATTTCCCCACCATTTCATATACAAGACCTTTATGCTTAATACTAAAATAGCGTTAAACTTTTAGCTTCTCTCATTTCTTTAATAGGCTTTAATAGTTCTTCATAACCACTTATTCCCTCACCTATGTATTCGTGGCAGTAAGATGCTCTTTCTAGTCTATTTCTTGCTTTCTTATCTGTATCTTCTTTTAATTTCCTAACCTTACCATTTTGAGCTGTTGGTCTAAATTTATCACTTTTATTTCTATATTCGCCTAATGCTGGGTTTACTGTTTTAGTATATACTTTACCACCTATTCCTACAAACATAGAAGCGCAAAACTCACTTATTTTAGTACCTAAACCCATTCCTTGAAAATCTGGTAAAACAACAGTTCTACTTAAAGCAAAACCATTAGGGCAACCTTTTCTAGGTTGGTTTATTACTGCACATATTCCAATAGGTTTATTGTTCCATTCAAATAAAAAGAATTTACAGCTTTTATTAACTGCCTCTGTTAAATAATGATGCTTTTTAAAGATGTTCCAAGTATCAGATTCGACTCTACTAACTTGTAATTCGATTTGTGGCTTTCCTTGCCGAAGCCATTCGCCTCTCTCAAGTGCGCCCCCATTTTTTTGTGGTGAACAAGTCCAATCTGGCATTAGCCATTCCATTATATCAAAATGACAACTTGCTAAAATTATACGTTTATTCGTTCTTCTAATGTATTTTTGTAAAGCAAAACTCATTGCTTTTGCCACATCTCTATCTACTACACTTGTGTATTCGTCAACTAAAACAACTTCATTATCTTTTGCTTTACCAACTTTATATGCTAAAGACGCTCTGTATTGTTCGCCATTACTTAATAAATGAAAAGGTCTTAACCAAGTAGGTACACTGCTCAAACCCATACTTGTTAGTAATAACGTTGCGTCTTTAGGTTCTAACCAATCAAAATTACTTATTAAAGGCTTTTCGTAATCAAAATTACTTTCAGATAATTTACCCATTCTTTTTAATATAGTTGTTTTTCCGCTTCCGCTACTGCCATAGATAACACCTATATTCCAATCAAAGTTTTTTGCATCACTTAAATTAAATGACACCTCTACTTCTGTTTCTTCTTTGTTTTGTATATCAAATGCTTCATACACGTAATTAGTGTATTCATCATTTTTAATACTACTTTTTAATTTTATTGTTCCCATTCTTTTTTGTTTTTAGTTTATTAACTCGTACTAATGCTAACAATGTATATAAGCCATAGAAAAAACGGCTCATATACTAACCGTTAGCAACAATAAGCTAAAGTTTGTTTAACTCTATTTTTACTTTACTAAAGTAGTCGTATATTCTAAAACTTGATGGCTCATTTGCAACATATCCTAAATCTAATATCTCTTTTACACAAAGCAAAGCAATAACCTTACATTGGCTTTGTGGTGTTTTATTAAATTTATCTAAATCATAAGCTTTTTGCATTAACTCTTTTGCTTTTTCTTTTGGTGTCATATTTGAAATTTTATACCTTTTAATCGCTTACAGTAGCTAACAACGTATAAAATTCATTGCTACATTGTGCTTAATTCAAAGGTTATTAATATTTATTTAATTCTGTTTTTAATCGTTAATTCTATGCTTTCTATACGCAACGAAATCTTATACAATTCCGTTGTATGTAATTAAAAAAGACATACGACACAGAATATAAAAAATAAAATTATTCAAGTTCTTCGTAGTTTAAAGTGTATTCTATTTTTTCAACGTCTGCAAGTGTTTTCCCAGCCAACCTCACTTCTTTTTGAATATGAAATGAAACCCATTCAAATTCATTTTTTATTGTGTTTTTTTTAATACTTGAAGAACTACCACTACTATCAAAAGAACTCCCATCCTTAAAAAACACCTTATATAAATTATTCGTTTTGTAATCCATAATTTTACATTTTCATATCACCATCCGTTGTAAAGTTACACTAATAAACCTTTAGAACCATTCTAAATTACAGTTTACTAGCTAGATACAGATATGTTTTAGCAACAGCTTCATTAACTTCTTCTTTTTGTAGCTGTTTTTTATACGTTTTAGGCTCTTTATTTTTCTGTTTGGTAGCAATATACCACTTACCTAACTTAAACACAGGAAACACCGTTACGCCGTGCTTAAAACACACGCTCATTGCTTTGTTTATATTCATAGTTAGTATTCTTTTTCTATAATCATAGGTAATCCGTTTTCGTTTACTGTAAAGCTAAAGTCATCTATGCTAAACGACCTAGTATAAGGAAATGTAACGTTTGTTATATTCTTGTCGGACTCGTCAACCATTAAATTACACACGGTCTCTGACTTCTTTAATATAGCAGACCCTAGATGCCCAGTAGGTTTTGCACTCCCGTAGTTAGCGTGTAGTATTCCTGTCAAGTGGCAATTACTTATATCTGTCCACTTCAACAAAGACTGAACTAATTTATTACAACCATCTAGGTCGTTTACATCTTTTACTAAATCAGCAAACCCATCGATATTAACCATACCTATATTGTCTCTATAGTCGCTCTCTAATATGCACCACTCTATAAATTGCAATCTTTCTTTATAATCGTATTTTCTAAGATAAAACGGCTGATACATTTCGTAATTACCTCCTGATATCTCTATAACTCTCCTAAAAGCTCTTTGACTATGCCACCTACCTTGTTCTGTGTCAAAATCTAACACAAACATATCTTTATTCCTGTGGGTTACGAAATCAGGAGCTAAGTTTACTGAGTTTCCACCAATAAAAGAACCCAATATCAAAGACTTTATAAATGTTTTCTTTGATTTTGAAGCACCTACAACACAGCTAAAATTACCAAAAGTACCAAAGGGGATAGGGTATGTGTTTTTGCCTAGTGTTTGCTCCCCTATAGCCAATGCTGTTGGTGGGTATTCTAACTCTTCTCCTACATCAATAAAAGAATCTTTTTTTATTTTATTAAAATCTATAGGTATTGTTGTTTCTTCTAGTGCTTTGGTGTTTATTTTTTCCATGCTAAGTGTTGCTTAAACTCGTTTAATAATTTAGTTAATAAAGTGTCGTAGTCTTTATATTCTCCGTTCCAATCATAGATTGTGTTATCGTCTATCATTTTTAAGTTTTCATTAGTCTTTAACATAGAAATTATTTCTTCTTTCTTATGTTGGCTATCATTGCTTAAATCTTTATCCATACAATCAACCATATAGTGTAGTGGTATCTTTTTACCTTCTCCAACTCCATGTGATAAAAACCATTCATAAATCAAACTGTATATTAAAACATTAACAGCATCTGTTTTATATCTGTTAGACATCATTTTCTCAAAATCATTAACCGTATCTATCAGAGTGTTTATTCTATTCGCTGATTTAACTTTGTTTTTAGAAAACTTTAGTTCGTAGGTTAATTCTTCTATTACTTTTTTTTGGCTATCTATAGTTTTGAACGGCTTCATAATCTAGTTTCTTGTTTTTTATAAGACTTAGGTATAAATTGTAGATTATTTAATAATTTACTTTTCCAATTCTTTATAGGTTTGTTAAAACCATCTTTCCATCCGTTCTCGACCCAACTCTCGTATTTTAGTTTTATGTTTTCTTTTTTAAGCTCGTAGTCTTTGTCTTTTGATTTTGCATAAGACATAAAATCTTTAAACAATGGAATCACATCTTTTGTGTTCTCTTTTCTTTTCTTTTCTTCTCTTCTCTTCTCTTCTCTTAATGGTTGACTTTTGGTTGAACCACTTTTTAACGGGCGTTTAATTTCCGTTGAATTAATGTTATTTAATTTATTCAATCTTCTTTTTTCTGCTGATTTTTTACCTGCTTCACTATTCTTTTTAGATGTATCTTCTCTTTCTTGCTTTTGCTCATCTAAGAAACTTATCGAAACATATTCGTCAACTACTTTTATCAATCCCTCGCTTATTAAATAATCTATATCACTATTAGAGTGTCTAAATCTTTTTTTAAGTTTTAAAATACTTAAACTACATTCATTGCTCCAATAATAAGAGCATATATTTATAAACAATCCTTGTGATTTAAAATCTTCTAAGGCTATGTCTCCATCATTCCATTCAGAACAAAAGAACTTGAAATACGGTAAGTCTTTTGCCATAGTTATTGAAGTTTATTAATCTTGGTTTGCAACGAATGTAAAGCACCTATTAAATCGTATAACTGATGTTTGTTTAAACATATTTGCTCCGTGAAGTGTCCTTGAATTTTTAAGATAGCATTTTTGCCTGTGTAATCGCTTTGACTTAATTCTAAATTAACATCATCGTTTTCCTGATAAAACTTGTAAATCATATATATAAAATTTTTAAAAATAAAAAACCTCCCATAATCGGAGTAACAAAGTGGAACTTTACTCGTCTTATGAAAGGTTATAAAATGTGTTCGCTACGTTATAAGTTCCACCGAATAACTAACTGAAATACAAATATACAAAAAATATATTAATTATAACTATTCTTTACATATTTCTCAACCATCTTATAAAAGTCGTTTCCTTTCTCTACGAACTCTCCATCATTGTAAAAAGTGATATTGTCAACGTCTAAAACAACGCTTTTAATATCTTCTTCTTCGGGGTTTAGATAATCAGCTTCTATGACATTTACCAGCTTCTTAATTGTAACGTCAAAGTCTAACCAGTAATCGCCTTGTATTTGTAACTGAAACTCTTTCTTAGCTGTTAATTCTATTAATCCATCTACATAGTCCTTTTCAAAATCTAAGTCGCTTAAATCTATTATAGGGATGTTTTCGATAATCTCTTTGTTTTTCATAATATTATTTATATTTTTTCAAACGTTTTTCCTTCATTCGTCATTATGTATGCTAAACACTCCTCGTGCACAAGCATACATTCGCTGCTTATAACCATGGCTCTAACTTTTTTAGCGTTTTGTAAAGAAATATTCGGATAATGTGTCTTAATTTCCTTGTGCCACACCTCTGTTTCTTTTCCGGTATTGGTTGACAATGAATAAGAGTCTCCTATCATTCTGTTTAATGGAGCATGTGTAACTCCTTTTTTTTCATTTTTAATGATTGTTCTTAAAATAAAACTCATAATATGTATGTATTTATATATAGTCTCCGTTTTTGTAGGGGAGACAGAGCCTACAATTAATTTAAGTGTTTATATAGTTCCCAACTCATAAAAGTAAAGGATGCTAGTACTATGAATACCCAAAAGGTTTTTGTTTCAATCATGTGTTTTTCTCTTGGCTTGTTTTGTTTAAACTCTCTCATTAATATACTGTTTGATTATTTAATTTTAATTGTCTATTTACATCTCTTAACACTCTCTTTAACTTTTTAAGAGCGTATAAGTTGTGTTTGTTAGTTAGCTCAGTTAAATTAATAACTTGCTTTAAATCCTTTTTAGTTTGCTTTGTTATCATAATAATAATAGTATTGCGGTGGCTGCTAGTGTAACCAATCCAATTAAATATTCGTTAAACTCTTGTTCAGGTGTGTTCATAACTTATCCGTTTAGTATTGTTAGATTAATTAATAAGATAACTAAAGCAGATATAAATAAACCCACTACTACTTCAACTATATTATCTCCTAGTTTTCTGTGCTTCTCTTTTGGTGTCATTCTTGTATTTTTTTAAATCCGTTAGTAATAACTTTTCAATGTACTTTGTTCTTTGTTTCTTCTTCCCAGTCTTTTGCTCCACCATTAAATCAAAGTCTTTTAACTTGTCTGTTGGAAGGTCGGTGAGAAAACGTGTATGTGTTTCTTGTCTTAGCATATTTAGTATTTAAGTTTTTCTAATTCCCTGTTAAATCTACGCTTCCAATAAGATAGAGCCTTGACTCTAATTTCTTTGTCGTGAGCAAAACTTTCTTTTCGAGTTCCGAATAATCTATAATAATAAGTATCTTCTTCTTTGATATTCACCATTCGCTCAGCTCTTTCAATGTTACTTTGCACTTGTTCTAGTACCTCGATTCTTTCTGATCTTTTCATGATAATAGTTTTTAATTAATAGCGCCTAATAAGAGAATCGAACTCTAAACACCTATTATTTCAGTGTCTACCATAAAAGGCTTTTAAGTTTCTGCTTTCAGTAATTCTCAGCAAGGATGCCTAAACCCATATACTTAACAAACAACGTAAAAAACATAAAACAGATTTCCAAAACGTTAGTAATTAATCCGTTGTTTGATGTTGCTAAACTACAACCTATTTTTTGATATACAAAATATATATCAAAAATAATGTTTATTTATAATAATTCTAAATAATTGATTTAATTTATTTTTCGTATATTGCACTATGATAATTTGTTTTTTCCTCGTCTGAAAACTCCAAGTAAGGCGAGGTTTTTAAAACAAATGAGTATTAACTAAAAACAAGTATTATGAGAAACTTATTATTAATTATTGGAATGGCTTTATTTTTGACGTCTTGTACAAACGATGAAGATTGTGGATGTAGAGCAACAACGACAATTCACTCAGTAACAGAACAAGGACTTAAACACTATCAACCCGTGTCTAGTGTACCTGTAGATTGTCAAGGAGAAGAAGAAGGAGTATTAGAAGAGTATGCAGACGGCTCTGTATTGAAGTATAAAATAGTTTGTGACTAATTGAATAAGCAAGTTTTATCAAATGGAAGAGAAGAAGAAGAAAAACAATCACGGTGGCAGAAGAGAGGGGTCTGGAAGAAAACCCAAGATAGATGAACTTGCTTTTTTAGATAAACTAGATAATATTATTGATAGCGATAAGGCTATTGAGAAACTAAAGCAGCTTATTGAAGATGATAATTTCCCTGCATTGAAATTATACATGGAGTATCGTTTCGGTAAGCCTAAAGAAACTATTGAGAACATAAACAAGAACTTCAATACTACTTTAACAGAAGAAGAAGCTAAAGTTATAAAGAAAGTGCTTAATTCAGAATATTAATGACTAACGAGCAAAAGGTTCTTAAAGCAATGTGCGAGAACAGTCTTTTGTTTTATGCACGTTACATTTACAAAGAGAATCATAACAGAAAGTTTATTCAATCGAATCACTTCGAGAAGATAGCCGAGACCTTAGAGGCTGTTTATCGTGGTGAAATAACTCGTTTAATAATTAACATACCGCCAAGATATGGCAAAACAGAATTAGTAATAAAGATATTTATTAGTTGGTGTCTAGCTAAGGTAAACTACTCAAAGTTTATTCATTTGTCTTATTCCGACACTCTTGCTTTAGATAACTCATCACAAACAAAAGAGTACATTCAATCAGAAGCGTTTCAAGACCTTTGGCAAATGGAACTAAAGAAAGACGCACAATCTAAAAAGAAATGGTTTAACGAGTTCGGTGGCGGTATGTATGCGACTGCAAGCGGTGGAGCTATTACAGGGTTCGGTGCTGGTGTAACTGGTAAAGACGGATTTAGTGGTGCTATTATTATAGATGACCCATTAAAACCAGATGATGCTTTTAGTGAGGTCGAAAGGAATAAAGTAAATAATAGATACAATAATACTATATCATCAAGAACAAACAACGATAAAGTACCTATTATAGTTGTAATGCAAAGACTACATGAAGATGATATGAGTGGTTTTTTGTTAAACGGAGGTAGTGGTGAAGAATGGGAACATTTATGTATGCCTGTCTTAGATGAAAAAAACAACCCTTTATGGGAAGATAAGCATGATTTCGAGCAAATAGAAAGACTTAGACAAGCAGATAGATACACTTTTTCAGGACAGTATATGCAAACACCATCACCTGAAGAGGGTGGAGAGTGGCACAAGGATTGGTTTACTATTATTAAAAAAGAAGATGTGCCAAGTACTGTTAATTGGGAAATGTATATCGATGGTGCTTATACTAAAGATACAAAGAACGACCCTACTGGGTTAATGGTAGCAGGTAAACACAACGGAAATTTATACATCTATTCTTCAATAGACAAGTATTTAGAAATGCCACAACTAAAAGCGTTTATAAAGCCTTATATTGATTCTTTAGGCATTCGTGTTAATATGATACTAGCAGAACCCAAAGCAAGTGGTAAATCGCTTATACAGTTGCTTAAACAAGAAGAACGACTAAACGCAAAAGAGATACAAACAGACTTTGTTAAGTATTCTAAAATAGAACGTGCTAGAGCGTCAAGTCCATATATTGAAGGGGGTAGGGTTTATCTTGTTGAAGGAAATTGGAACGAACACTATCTATATCAAACATCTATGTTTCCAAATGCTAAACATGATGAACACGTAGATTTGACTTGTTACGCTGTGGAGCGTACTTTGATAACTAAAAAGAGAATACCAATAGCTAGATGATGGATATAAAAGATATAACCGTAAGAGAGTATTTTGGAATGTTAGATACATCACAGTACGATGTGTTTATAGATATATTAAAGCCTACTAACTTTTATTGCGGTAAAAAGTGCATGACTAAATTACTATCGTTTGACGAGGTCAAGGTAATGGCTAAGATATTCAACAACCCAACACTAGAGAATATTAAAGATATGTTTATTACTTGCTTTAATATTAAGGGTAGTATAAATGTATCAGAAGATGAATTGTTTTTTAATGAATCTGTGTTTGCTTTATTCCGTGCTAAGAGATTCTTACAAGAGTTTATAAAAAATACATTAGAGCGTGAGAATAAAGTACTATCACAAGACCCTGACCCTAAACTAATAGCTATCAATGCAGCTAATAGGTTAGCACCGTTTAGTCATGAACTTGTGAAGATAGACTTAGCGCAAAAATTCGGCGTCACTCCTGATGACATTGGAGGGTGGAAATATTCAAAAGTTTTTCGTATATTAGCGGCAACAAGTATTAGGGATTCAGTACGTAAAGATTATTCAGAATTAAAGTAGATGGCAGACATAGTAGATGTATTTGAACAACACGCAAACACTCTTAATTGGAGGTTTAGCTATGGCGATAAGAAGAATAGAAACCTCTTAAAGTCAAACCTAATAACAGATGAAATATATATGATACTAGACCCAGTAACTCGTTTACGTGGGTTTTCTGAGTTTGGGGGCACGGGTACGGTTGGATTTACAGGACAGTTTTTATTGGTTGTCAAATCTACAATAGACCAAGTGTATCACAATCAAACAAGCGAACAAGAGTTCAGAAGAAGAATAGAGTTGCAAGGCGGTACGATATACAACAACTCATGTAAAGATGTAAACGAGTATAGAGAGGGTAAGTACACGCAAAACATACAACCTTTGTTAAATGAATCGCTAGTGGAGTTAGAGAACTTAATAAACTGCTCTGATTATCAAATCACTAATTGGAGTATTATAGATGTTATTGATGTATTAGATGTTAATTGTGATGGTGTATTAGTTACGTTTAATGTATCTGTGTTGTAATGGATTGGGTCAACAACATAACTGTTATAGAAGATATGGGATGTTGGAAGTATAAGGTGTTTGTAAAAGATGGTTACATAGTGTCTAATGGGTTTGTGTTTGAGTTTAAAGAAGAATTGTTGAATTAATGCCTACAACAGAAGAAATATTAAAACGTGAGTTTGATTTAATCATAGTTGACTTAAAAAGGAAGCATGTTGAGTTAGGAATGAAGGCTAGTGGTAAATGGGTTGAGGGCTTAGAGAATACGTCTAAAGGAAATGTAGGTAGGGTAATAGGTGAACCATACACAGAGCAATTAGTAAACGGTAGGCGTGGAGGTAGATTCCCACCAATAGAAGCTATTAAGCAATGGATAATTGACAAAGGGATAGTAAATAATATAAAGGGTAGTATATCGGTAAGTAGTTTGGCTTTCTTAATTGCTCGTAAGATAGCAAGAGAGGGGACTAAATACTATCAGCAAGGCGGTACAGATTTAGTGAGTGCTGTTATAACAGATGAAAGAATACAAAATATAATAAATATGGTAGGCGCACAAGAAGCGCTAAACCTTAGTAACAAGATACAAAATCAATTTAAACAATTAACAGTATAAAAATATGGCATTAGTATATGAAATGTATCCTCAAGGGGTAGGAATAGGAGTAATAGGTGCACAGAAGCCAAACACAGCAGCAGGAGATTTAGCTAGTGTTAGGGGTTCTATAGCACACAGAACAGACAAAGATGGGGTGTTAGTAGAAGAACCTATTAACAAAGCAAGAGCAGACTATTCTAAGGGTAGTTGCCCTAGTTTATTAACAGAGCCACAGGAACAAACGACAATAGGACATAGTGAAAATATAACAGCTGCTTCTTGGAGTGTTAGTGGATGCACAAGGTCAGTAAACACGTCTATATCGCCAAAAGGAGATTTAACAATGGATACTCTTTTTGAAAACACATCAACAGGACAACACTCCCTGCAACAAGGAGAGAAAACAATAGTAGCAGATACACAGCAAATATTAAGCGTTTATTTTAGAAAAGTAGATGGTTCAGCACAAAGATATTTAAGGGTTCAGTTATTAGATTCAACGTTTACAGATGGCGGTCGTGCTTTGTTTGATATTGAGACAGGTGAGGTTGCTGCTGCTGCTGTTGCACCTGGTACGGGTACAAATGTATCAAGTGGTGTAAATTACGAAGGTAACGGGATTTATAGAGCTTGGTTGTCTGTTAATTTAAACAATGGACATACTACTGCAAGACCTTATTTTTATCTACAAGAAAACGGAACAACTTACGTAGCGGGTTATACAGGAGATGGGGTTAGTGGTGTTCAGTTGTGGGGTGCTAATCTTGGTGGATTAGGTGTGCTAAGTTCGTATATCGAGAACAATGGAGGAGGTACAGTTGTTCGTGCTGCTGATACTGGTATTAAAACAGGAGATATATCAAGTTATATTAACTCTGAGGAGGGTGTTATTGAGATTAATTGTGCTGCTTTATTTAAAGAAGGTAGAGTATCGAGAATATCACTATGTGATGATAGTTTTGACAATAGAATATCTTTATCGTTTGATACTACTTTAAATAAAGTAACTGTGTTTTTTCAAAAAGGAGGTTCTACTATGGTTGGTGCATTTGTATCAACTATTTCAGACGTAACAGACTTTAATACATTTAAAATAGGATGGAAAAACGGACAACAAGGGCTAAAGGTTAATGGAGTTGAAGTTGATTCTGATACGGTAGCAGATACTTTCGCAGCAAGTACATTAACGCATTTTAAGCTATCGTCAGGTGGAGATACAGCAGACTTTGCAGGATATACAAACTACATTAAAATTTACAACTCATTTACAAATTACTAAGATATGATACACGGAAAATATAAATTCGACACATTAGAAGAAGCGATAGATGTTTATAACTCTGCTAAAGAGGAATATCCAAACGCTACAATAACATATCCTACAAGGGTTGTTTTAAAAGAATCTGTATCAGAAGAAGAGGAACTAATTTCAGAGGCTGTATTGTCTGATTTTGTTATCATGGATGCTATATGGGATTTAGACGAACACCCTTTTGAGTTAGCGGACAAAGAACAGAACTTAGACAATGAGGGTATAATTAAAATAGCTGGTTGGAACTACCAAGAAAATAAACTTTAAATAATGCACATAGGATTTCATACAGCAGTAGGAATACATATTTCTACTGCTTCACATAAATCAACCAATAATCTACCCTTAGCTATTTGCTTAGGGTTTATTGGTGGTTTAATCTCACACTTATTATTTGATAAAATTCAAGAAAGTAATTATGGAGGGTTTAAAAAGATGAGAAATTGGCAAGAAGTATTTATGTTGATTTACTTATTGTGTGGAGGTTACCTAGTTATGCAATCAGAA